AGATGAGATACTGTCAGTTCTTCAACAGGTCCCGTAGGGAGACAAGCGCAAATGAGTTTGGGACACCTACATCCATCACAAAAATCACAGGTATCCAATTGTTTTTGAATTCCTGCTTGATTCTTCTGGACTGATCGGTGTCGAACAATATCTTTAGCAACGAATGCGCACATGGCGCTAAAATCGTGCTTGTGATCTTTGTGTGGATTCCATACATCACGTGGAATCACTTCCCATTCAATCGATTTTGCTTTGTTCTTGCCAGCAGATTCAATATGGGAAAATCGTTTAAGAACTAATTTGTACACATCAAAACGAAGTGTAGGTTGTTTGATCAAACCACCGAAATTATTACGAAATCTTTTCCGGATTTTCACTTCAATATCCAAGTTAAAACGCCTTAAAATACTTTCTGGGCAAACAGAACAGTCCATTGCCCGTAATGTTTCATCATTTGTAGTAGTTATCATAGCATCATTACCTGGATAGTACATACCCTTTTCGTCGGCGCTTGCCTTGATTAAAGGTCGTGGTACTGTATTCACATAATTCAATAAACGATCATAATTGGGCTTTGTATTCTTATTATTAGCTACATCATCTGCCACAATAATCTTGTGAGATGGGAGAATAGTTGATTCATATGCTTCATCAATGTTAGCAAAAACAACATTACCACCTTCGTGGGGATCTCTTCCATAAGCTTTAAGAATAGTCTTGGACAACAACTTAATCATGGTAGATTTACCACAACTAGAAGGTCCAGACATTTTAATCGAATAAGCTTCCTCCTTGGATGGAGCATCAGCTTTTCGTGCCCAAAGAGTGGATTGCATCTTGGTGAGTTTAGAAATAAAATTCGACACACACATGCGTTGTTGTACGCTTGATGTGCGATGCATCAATTTCTTAGCATCATCAATTGCTTTCTTCAATCGTGATTCATATTTATCTAGGGTCATACCGTAGATATTTTGCAATTCGATTTCTTGTCCAGATAAGACAAAATTGAATGCTTGTTCCAATTCACGAGTTTCCAC